TTAGTTGGGAGAATCTGTCGCTGTTTCGTTCCGCCGGATGCGGTTCGCGATCTCCATGACGATGCTGTCCCGATCGACATAAACGGCCAGCAGGCGCTGCACCCGATCCTCTTCCCAGCCGAGGATGTCCGCGATCTCGGCGGCGGTCAGGCCAGCTCCGCGGAGACGGGTGGCGAAAGTCCCGCGCGCGTCGTGGAGGTGTTTGTCGATCCCGGCGGCGGCCTTGGCGTCCACGACCTGATGCTCCAGCCCGTCCAGGCTCCAGGGCTTCCCTCGCGTGTTGGACAGGACGGTCAGGCATTCGACCGGCGCGGGCCGCTTCTTCTTGGCTGCGCTATCGGCCAGTTCGGAATGGCGCCGGCGCTGTTGAGCGCGGATTTCCTCTAGCAGGGCTTTGGTGTCGTCCAGCAGGGGGATGACGGCTGTCTTCTTCCCGCGGCTCTTCTTCGTCGCCTTGACGATGGCGAGGTCTCCGACGTGCGACCAACACAGGGAGGCCAAGTCCTCGCGGCGCAGGCCCGTCAGGCAGGCGAGCCGGACGATGAATCCGACCTCGGGGGATTTGGCCGCGGCGGCGTATCTCTCGATCTCTACGGCCGTCCATATCTGGTCGGCTCGATTGCTGGTGTAGAGCTGTTTGATCCCGGCCGCGGCGTTGAGCGCCAGCAGGCCGCGATCCATTCCCCACGATAGCACCCGTGAAAGCACCTGGATCCCATAGTCGGCTTTGCGGGGCCGGTCGGCCCATTGGTCACGCCAGGCCAATATCTCAGCCTTCACGCGGCGGTCGTCCAACGCATCAAACGGCAGGCCGCCGATGGACAGAGGGCCGCCCTCGTCCATGATGACGTCCAGCCAACGCGTCCATTCGCGCTTCGTGGTCTCGCCCAGGGCGGCGAACTCCGGCGACTGCTTGTAGAGGATGGCGAGGGAGCGCAGCGTGTCGGTCTTGGGCGCCCGGCGCTCGGCCACAGCCTCATTGTAGGCCGCCATGAACTCGGGCGAGCCCGGAGAACCGGGGAGGCGAGGGCCGCCCTTCCACGCATACCAGTAGGTCACGCGGCTCCCGTCCGCGCGCTTCTTGGTGATCTGGTTCAGGCCCTTAAGCCGCACCCTGGCCACGCCTTTGCTCCCGCCACGCGTCCAGAGCGGACACAGAAGCGGATTGGTGGGCCGTCGAGGGCTGGCCCGTCAAGATCATGACCTCGCCGCCCGGCTTGATGGTGACGCCAGCGATCTCATGCCCAGCCGCCTTCAGAGCGGCAAGGCTGCGGTCCAGGTCGGTGCGCCGGACTGTCGGAACGCGGCTCATGCCAGCCACCTTCGTTTCGGCGTTGCGACGGTGCGCTTCAGGCGCTCAATCATCGGATCACGCCGGGGGCGGGCGTTCATGGCGCGCTCAATCTCCTTGGTGGTCAGTTCTATGTCTGCCGACTTTCCCCGAGCCTGCTGGCTTGCAAGGCGCAGGGCAGCGGCCAGACGTGACAGGGCAAGGCTGCTTTCTTCGCTGTCGATCACTTCCATCAGTTCGCGCATCAACCCCTTGGCGCGGTTGTCGCGGGTCAGTGAGGTGGGGAAGTCTCGCAGGTCGCCGCTCATTCCGCCCTCCTGGCGCAGATCAGGACGATGGGGGTCATGCTTCACCTGCTGCGTCGGCCATCGCGCGGACGGTCACACGATCAAGCTGGGTCGCACGGCAGACCTGGCCCTCGGACAGGACGCCCTCATTCAGCAGGCGAATGACCAGGCCGAGAGCGCCACGGTCGGCGGTGTTGCGCGAATACGACCCCGCATGGCCTCGCTTGCCGTAGCGAGCGCGGCGAGTCTCCCAGGCGCGGGCGCGGACGGCAGATTGATCCGTCATTCCCCCTCTCCCTGTTTGGCGCGAAGGATGGCGATGCAGAGGGCGAGGGCGGGGGTTGCGGCACGACCCATGGATGGATTTCCGTCATACGTGGGCAGATCGTTCCACAGGTGAGCCCAGCAACGCGTGTCGTTTCCCATATTCCACACCCATCCCGGCAACCTCTCCGCCAGCGCGAGGCCGGTGTCGAGGGAGGTGGTGTATCTCGGGCAGAGCCATTCTCGCGCATGCAGGCCCGGCTTTCCATCGGTCCAAAGTTGAGGCTGCGTAGGCGCGTGGTTCTTAGTCGCCCATTCAGGCTGTTCGCCAAGGGCGGCGCATATCGCGCCATCCAACTCCCGGCTCCCCACCTCAGCGGCCTCCAGCCTAGCGATGAGGGCGGACAGGTCAGCGGTCATGGGGGGTGTCCTTGATCGGTTCGTAGTCGCGCCAGAACAGCGACGGCGATTGAGTGAAATCGACTTGAGGACGCGCGCCCTTTCGCTTGACGTCAAACTCGGTTCGGATAATCAGCCGTCCAACAGCCGTTACCGTCGCCTCGCGGCCCTTCTTGGCGAAATCGCGCAGGGGCTGGATCCAGTTCTCGGCCCTGTCGGCACGTAGCCGAACGCGCAAACCGACAACGATTTCAGGCAACGTATCCACGTCCTCGACGGGTATGGAGCCGCTTGCGGCGGAATGAACCATGTCTTGCTCATCCACGTTCGGCCTCCTTGCTGAGGTCGGAGAGCCACGCCCTCATGTTTGCGTAGACGTTGAGAGTGCTAGCTCCCTCGAACCGCTTGGGGTCGGTGCACTGGCGCATCAGTTCGGCGGCGCGGTCGTTCAGCCCCACGGATGCTCCAGAACCCCGCCGAAGTTGCGGACAGCCGTCAGAGCGGCGGCGAAGCAGCCAGCATCAGCGCCCTTGGTCTTGCGGTGGCCGGTCTTCTTCACCGTCAGGGGCTGGCCGAACCACATCTTCCCCCAACGCTGGCAAGGAGGGTGTGCGACGACCGGATGCGGGCCATCGTAGAGCCGGGCATCGCGGGCCTCGTCCCACGGATCCACGCCCTCCAGGCCGTAATAGGCGCCGTCGGTTTCCACGTAGAGGGCGGCGCTCATCCCTCACCCCCACGAGATTGGCGGGCGGCCGGATGGGTCGGCATCGGCATCCAAGCAATGACCTTGTGATTAGCGTGGACGAAGCCAACTCCAGCCCAAAACCAATCATCGTCAGGGTCGCCCTTCACCGGCGCGATGGCCTCTCCGACATGATCGCCAGTCGTGGCGATGATGACGCTTTCGCCTTCGGGCGCGTTCTCGATGTCAAAGCGCCAGGCCTCCAGCACTTCGGGGGCGGTCATGGCTGCACCTGTTGGGTCGGGCGCCAGACTGTCGAACGGCCTTCGCGCGTGAATGCGATCAGACCTTTCCGGCGAAGACGCTGGATCGTTTTATCGATGACCCGTGTGCAGTCTTCGTTCAGTTCCTTCCCGTAGGTGGCGCATAGGCCGCCGTACGTGAACGGCTCGCCTGAGAGCATGCGGGTTTCCAGATCTGCAGCCATCTCAGCTACCCTCCTGTTGGGCGGTAGCCTTGGAGAGGGCGGTGTCGAAGGCGTCACTCGCAGCCCGGACGCGCAGCGCATTCTTGGCGCTAGGGTCCGCATTCTGGGCTTTCCGAGCCGCTTGAAGTTCCATCCCGGCCTCCAGCAGATCAGGCGCGGCGGCGATCAGGCGGGCGTTGGCTTCGGTTTCATCCTGACGATCGAACTGTCCATAGCCATCCCAGCCGGGCTGTGCGTTCGGATAGACCGAGGCGATGAACTCATTCCCAGCCCACACGGCTCCAGCCGAACCGCCCTTGTCCGACCAAGGCCCCGGCGTATGCTTCACCCCGCTCATGCCGATGCTCCGAAAAGCTGGCGTTGCGACAGGCGCTCAGGCGGCCAAATGGTGTCCCGACGAGCGGCCATAGCATCCCATCGCCCGGCGGCCTGCTGGACCGCCCAAAGGTGCCGCTCGCCCAGCCGCTTGAGCCGGTTATGGTTGCGCGCGATGTCCGTGCTGTCTGCCGAGGTGATCGGCCAGTCGCAACCCGGCTTCAGGAGCTGGAGGCCTCGGAAGAAGTGAATCGGCGGGATGGTGCCGAAATCCGCGTGGATCGTGTTGAACAGTTCGTCCATGCGTTCGCAGAACGGTGCAGACAGGATCTCGCGATATTCGCCGGTCGCTCCGACACACAGGCGACCGAAGCGCTCCAGGAGGTTCACGGCCCGGTGAATCGGTTCGTCCAGATGATAGACCGGCACTCCATAGTCGCGCAGGTCAGCGGGCCACTCGCGGATGAAATAGTCTAGTTCCTGGGTGCCGGTGCCGATGGGGTCAGGGATGACAGCCCATGAGCAGTTTCCGTCCAAGCACCAGCGGCGGCAGAAATCGTAGTAGGTCTGCCAGTAGGCGTCGCTGAACTCGGTCCCCTTCATCCAAGCGGAGAAGATGCCGTTGTCCGCAAACCACGACCGGGCGTTGGCATCGATCCACTCGACCTGATCAGGGCGGTAGTAGGAAACGCAGTAGTCTCGGAAGCCGAGCGCCTGAAGGACGGCGTTCGGCGTGATGGGCGTGCCATGATAGGCCGCTTTCGCCAGGGCGCTCATCCCTCACCCCCACGAGATTGGCGGGCGGCCGGATGGGTCGGCATCGGCATCCAAGCAATGACCTTGTGATTAGCGTGGACGAAGCCAACTCCAGCCCAAAACCAATCATCGTCAGGGTCGCCCTTCACCGGCGCGATGGCCTCTCCGACATGATCGCCAGTCGTGGCGATGATGACGCTTTCGCCTTCGGGCGCGTTCTCGATGTCAAAGCGCCAGGCCTCCAGCACTTCGGGGGCGGTCATGGCTGCACCTGTTGGGTCGGGCGCCAGACTGTCGAACGGCCTTCGCGCGTGAATGCGATCAGACCTTTCCGGCGAAGACGCTGGATCGTTTTATCGATGACCCGTGTGCGGTCTTCGTTCAGTTCCTTCCCGTAGGTGGCGCATAGGCCGCCGTACGTGAACGGCTCGCCGGAGAGCATGCGGGTTTCCAGATCTGCAGCCATCTCAGCTACCCTCCTGTTGGGCGGTAGCCTTGGAGAGGGCGGAACGGCACTGCTTCCACAGGGCGCGGTGTTCGTCAGCTAGCGCTCCGAGCCCGTGCCTGCATTCTCCATCGGGACCATCCGGGAAAGACTCGGACCACGATGAATCGAGTGCCTGGGCGAAATCGAACAGGTCGGGCGTGGCGGCGATCAGGCGGGCGTTGGCTTCTGCGTCTCGCGACCCGCCGATGCACACCGACAGGAAGCCGTCTCCGACGTGGCCGTAGCCTTCTCCAGCTTTAACCCAGTGCGTAACGCCGCCCGGAGTCTCGACGCCCTTACCGTTGGTTTGGAATGTGTTCCAAGGCCCCGGAGTATGCTTCACTTCAGCCATGGTCGTGGGCCTCGCGTTGGGCGCGGGCGGCGGCTTGAGTAGGGCCGACCGAGCCGTTCAGTTTGCGGTTGCGGGGAGCGAACCCCGGGGATTTGATGGAGCCGTGGCCGCGCTTCTGGCGGCGGGCGTATTGGCCGGTTTCGCCAGCCTGGGCCTTGGCCTTGGCGATCCGGGGCGTGTCCTGCTCGTCCGTCTTCTTCCGGGCGCAGGGCTTGCGGTAGAGGGCGCGGTTTTCGAGCGCGTTGGTTCCCAGCAGGGCGAGGGCGCGTAGGTGTTCGTCTATGACGCCCTCGGTCATGGGCTGGAGCTTCTCGCCGCAGCCGCAGGCGCAACGGCCCTCCTGGTCGATCATCAACTGACCGAACTCGGCGCGGGTGAGCGGGCGGCGCTTCTCGATCTGGGCGGCGTGGATCATGCGGCCACCCTCCCCATCGCGCGGAGGTCGGATTGCTGAGTGCGCCACGCCTCGATGACGGCCGACGCCGCTTCCCGGCGGTCGCGCTCGCGGTAGTAGTTCTCAGCGACCAGACGATAGTCGTTCAGGGCGCGCTCATAGGCGGGATCGGTGAAGGCGGCGGCTTCGCGCTCACCCACCGTCTTGCCCTCGGCCTGTTGGAGGCAGCGGGCGAACGTCACCTTGAGCTGCTTCTCGGCAAACTCGTATCCGGCGCGCGCGACGGCGTGGTCGCCGGACTTGAGAAGCTCGAAAGCGTGTTCGACGTGGCTGTCAGGGATGCGGATCATCGGACCCTCACCGTCAGGACAGGCGCGCCATTCGACAGGACGGCGCCCGGAACCTCACGACCAGCCTCCAGCGCAGCCTTGATGGCGGCCGCGTCAGGCTCTCGTTTCGTGCGCACCAGATCATCCGGCAGCACGTCCGCGGAGAAGTCCGGCGAGCGGACCACGGCAGGGCTGCCCTGGCGCAGGGAGAGGGTCGCCTCGGGACGCTCCAGCTTCGTCAGACCGCACTGGTCCATGAAGGCGGCGATAGCCACACGGGCGCCGGTGCTGCGTTCCTCGAACCGGCGTCGTCGGGCCACCAGATCGCCCTCATGCGTCTTGAGGGCTAGGGCCATAGCGTCTTGCTCGGCCTTCCAGCGGAGGACGGCCGACACCGCTTCAAGAGCATCGGTCTCGCCTTCGATAGTGTCAGCGATCAGGTCTTCGTCGTCCAGAAAGCCTTGGGCACGCAGGGCTGCGGCAAGAACCTTGGCCTTGGAGGACTCGGCGTGCAGTTGATGGGCGGCGGTCATCGGTCAGCCCTCAAAAAGGAATTGAGTCGTCGAAGGACGGGTCGGGTTCGCGCGACTGCCGCGCACCGCCCTGGTCGCCCCTGGCTTCGATCTCGTAGAAGCTGATGAAGCCGTTCCAGCCGTCACCGACCGGGACGCTGTCGAGCTTCAGGGCGAAGCCGCCGTCGTCATATTGGAAGAGGGTCCCGACGTTGGTGTAGCGCTTCTTCTCGTTGCCCTGGCGGTCCGTATAGGAGCCGGTGACAGCGACGGCGCGGCGGTAGGGTTTCATAGCCATCAGGCGGCTTCCTTCTGTTGGTCAAAGGGGGTTTTCGGGCGGACCTGAGCCAGACGGTCGCCGTAGGCCTTGCGCACCGCTGCGGTGTCAGCAGCGGAGAAGCTTCCGAGCGCCTTCTCATTGTCGCTGAACCACTGCTTCAGCTCGTCTTCCGACTTGCACAGGTCGATAGCGGCCTTGGCGGCGGTGACGGCGGCGGACTCGACTACGGCGACGTTCGCCTGGGTCTTGTCGTAGAGGGCCAGCCCGAACGGGTTGCCGAAGGTCATCAGCGCCCGCTTCATGGCGTCGCTCTCGGCTTCCTTGAGCGCGCTTTCGTGGGCCTGATCCTCGTCCCGGTCTATGCCGGAGCCGAAGCCGCAGCCCTCGCGGACGATCAGCGAGCCGGTCGGTGTCATGACGGTGATGCGGACCTTGGCCGAGTAGCCGACGCGCATTTTGCCGTTCACCTCGCGGGGAGCGCCCAACTGGCGAAGATCGATCGTCTCGCGGTTCCAGCCGTCGAAGCCGAAGATGCGGTTGGCCTCAGCGATGGCATGCCAAGCCTCGATGTAGCTGAGGGTCTGCCCGGCCTGCTGGCGGCTGGCGACATTCGCCCGATCCAGCGGTGCGGACAGAGCGGCGTTTTGCTCTGGCGTGAAGCTCATTGCAGGTATCCGATCTGATCCAGAGCGGCGCGGATGGTCTTGGCGCGCTCGCGGGTTTCAGCGACCGGGCTGTCGTGCAGCCACAGCCATTCCGACCAAGCGAGGTAGGGGCGGACAGAGCGGCGTCGGCCGTCCACCCACATCACGATCTCGCCGTTGATGACTTCCGCGCCATCCCCGACCGGCTTGTTCGGCACGGCCGGGGCTCTGGCTGCGGAGGAAAGGGGTTGCAGGGTCATGCGATCACCTGCGAGCGATGATCGATGCGGAAGGTCAGGGCCTCGCCAGCCATGCGCATCGACTTGGCGCGGTTCCACGCCATGCGGGCGGCTTCGCGGGCGGTCCAAGCAGCATGACGCTCGCGATGGGCGATGCCGTCCTGATCCAGCCAATTCAGGGTCGCCGTGTGCTTAATCAGCGCCTGGGCGTGGGGGCGGCGGAAGGGGACAACGGAACCCATCAGGCGGCTTCCTTCTGTTGCGATTGGGCTTGGCGCGACGCGCGGATCAGTTCGCCAAGGCGGGTGATGCAGGCCTCAGCGAAGTCCTCGTCGTAGGCAGGATCGAGCGCGACCGAGGCCATGACGGCGATGCGGGTCTCAGCCTCGGCGGGCGTGTAGGCCACGCCCCAGGGGTCGATGACGGCGCCATTGCGGGCGGTGAAGTCGGTCACCACGGCCCCTCCTCCGCAGAGGATCCGTTATCGGGCAGCGCCAGGTCTTCGCCGGGATCACCCACCGCGCGGTCGAAGGCCTTCATCTCCCAGCCCATGCAAATCTTGCGGGCGTAGGCTTCCGCTTGCGACAGGGCGCCTTCCAGCGTCGGAGCGTCGAAGCTTTCCTGACGCCCCCCTTCGCACAGGACGTAGGAGTGAATCGTCACCTGCCACGTGGGACGGGCGTCCCAATCGAACGCGGCGGGCAGGAGATATGACACCTCGATGATCCCGTCGCTCGACTTGCGGTGGCCGTCTTCGCGCAGCGCTTCACCAAGAGCGCTCCAGATGCGGGCCTGCAGGCGAGCCAGTCTGTTGGCTTGGTCAAAGTCCATCATGCCGCCGCCTCCATCCGAGAGGCAGGGACGACAGCGCCCTTGCCGAACGCCCGGTCGCACAGCGCCATGGCCGCGTTCAGGGCAGCGCGCTTGTCAGGCGAAAGAGGATCGGGGCCGGGGGCGGACCACTCGGCGGCGTAGTCGCGGACCTTGCGGCGGGCGGCGCGCTCTTCGCACTCGGCCAGGCGCTCGGCGCGCTCGGCGGAGACGTAGGCGTCGTATTCCGCTTCTTTCTGGTTGATGGCGTTGGCCACGGCGGCCTCCCTCGTTGATGAGGAGAATATGCACTAGACGCATATTAGCCGTCAACAAGAAAATGCATGCCACGCATACGTGGTGCGTCGAGAACGGTCGTAGGGCGATGTCGAAACCCTCGACTCCTGCATATAACGCGGGAATCTTGGGCCTCATGATGAGGACGATTTTTTGCGTTCAGCCCTATCGTCGTTCAGCGGAGGGGCTGAGGAAGGGACACCTGCGGCGGCTGTTGAGCCGAGACGCCGCGATCCGGGCCGCGCGGGCCATGAAGGCGCATGAGGACGGGGTGATCGTCTTCAGGGTGACAGGCTGTCCAGAGGCCGACTTCTGGACCGACCCGGTGATGATCGCCAGGGCGGGCGACACGCCCCAGCTCGACGCCTAACAGAAACCCCGCCTGGTGGGGCGGGGTCGGGTTAGCCGAAGAGGTCTGGATAGGGCGGAAGCCCGAGCTTTATCCTCATGGCGGGCGTGGAGACACCCAGCCGCTTCGCCATGGCTGACGGGTCGGTGACGCCCTCAGCCTTCAGGGCTTTGATGTGATGCGTCGGCATAAGCATGTTCGCAGCGACGGCATTGGCTTCGCGCTCTTCCCTCGGCCCGATATGCGGATTGGGATATCGGGTGCCTTCGGCGCGGAAGGCCAACGTGTCGCCGGTGCCCCGCCCCAGTAAGTCGCGATGATAGATGTAGTGGCCGATCTCGTGGGCGATTGTGAAGCGCTGGCGCTGCACGCCCTGAAGGCTGTTGACGACGATCTCGTAATCACCGTCCGGCTTGCGACGGATGGCACCGGAAATACCTTCGGGCATGGCTTCGTAGACCGGACCCAAGCCGATCTCAGCGGCGATCTTCTCCACCGGAACCGGCATCTGGTCCCAGTGATCCTTGATGATCGTCAGGCTGTCCTTGCGGGGCTTCATCGGCATAATCTCCTATGGTCGTCGCATCGAAGTCAGGCTTTCGGTCTCCGTCGATGTCGTCGCTCTTCATCTCCTTCAGGTCGCGCAGGTAGCGCGGCAGATTGCTTTCCAACCACTTCCGCATAAGCGCAGGGCCTATTTCGTCAAGGTGGTCTAAGGCGGCCTTGTGTGCCTCTTGCTTCGCCTTTGATACTACCACAATCGAGCCGATGAAGCCGACCAAAAGAGCAATGGCAGCTAAGACTGTGGCGCCCCACGCGATTGCGTTGTTTTGGGCGGCCAAAGACAACGCCAGGGCATCAAAATTGACCTGCGAAGGATTAGACAATGCAGGTGCGACGGCTTCGGTCGCAGTGATTAGCAAATCCACCCCTCCACATTCGATAGGATCAGTTCGCCGTCAGCAGCAGGTGGCGCCAGACATTCGGCAGTGAATGTTTTATCCGTCCGTGCCAGTGCGCTTAAAACCCTTCAGCGCACCCTCCACGACGCGCAAGGCGGTCGTCCGCTCCTCCGGCTTGATCTGGTCGTAGATCGACCATAGGCCATCCGGGTCGCTTGGATCTCGGATAATGAGCGAGGCGGCGTCGACCCCGTAGACCTCGGCGATCAGCTCCAGGATCGTCTGGTTGTAGGGAATGTCCCCGCGCTCGATCCGGCTGATGTTGGGCTGAGAGAGGCCTAGCCGCTTCATGTCGCCTTCTTCGCCCTCGGCCAGGACTCGGTCCTCGACGTTGGCCTTGATGCGCTCGATCAGCGCGTCAATCGAAAGCCCATGATGCTTCCGCCACTCGCGGAGAAAGTGCTTCGGGTGAGGTTTCTGCGCCATACGCATATTATGCGCGCTGGCGGCCCGCTCGTTCAGCGCCTTACATGCATGAAGCTCTTGACCTAGAATATGCGTCTGGTGCATATTTGAGGAATGAGCGAACCCAATCTCACTCCGCTGGCGAACTGGATGTCTAAGCAGGGCGTCCGAGACCAATGGCTTGCCGACAAGCTGTCCTGCACCCAGTCCCAAGTGTCGCGCATCCGCCGGGGCATCAATAAGCCTTCGGCCGAACGCGCCTTCCTCATCGAGAAGCTGTCTCGCGGCAAGGTGAAGGCCGCCGAGCTGCTGACCGGACAGCGAGCCTGACGCCATGACCTGGGGGGCGTCAGACACTCCGAGCCTTGGCCCTGAACTGCAGGGCGCAGCGGATCAACGCGCGGCGCTGCCGTTCGGTCGGAGCAGTGAGGGCGTCTTCCTCGGCGTCTCGGGCCATCGCCATCCAGTCGATAGCGGGTGCGGGCAGCGGTTCGTAGCTCGCCACCTTCCGCTGGAAATCCACGAACACCACCACGCCGCCCGTCGCGGCCTCTGCCTGTCTGTCCATGCTCCGACGATGGGGCAGGGCAAGGCCAGCGTCACCTTGCAACCCTATGGAATAGCGCAATGAACGGAAACGGAACATTCGACCACGCGCGCCTGAAGGCCCTGTTCGCCAAGTTGGTGGTGCGATGCGGGCGCCAGGATGCAGCGGCCGCCTATCTGGACATCAGCCGTCAGCGGGTTTCCCAGCTGTGCAGCGCCAATCCCGAACACGCGCGGGACATCCCGACGTGGGAACAAGTCTGGACGCTGGAGAAGGCCTGCAATCAGTCGGTGATTTTCGGGGCTTTTGCCGCCGAGACTGAACCGACAGCCATCGCTCCGACCGCTTGTCCGGTGAAGGAGGCGCACGATGTGGCGCAGGCCGTGGCGGCGATCCTTCCCATCGCAATGGCGATTCAGGCGGGCGACTTCGGTGCGCTGGACGCCCTGCTGGAAGGCATTGACCGCGTGAAGCACGAGGCGAGGGAGCTTCGGGCTGTGGCGTCGAACGTGACCCGTCTGAAGGGGGCTGCGTGATGCGCATCCACATCCTCTCCCTGTTTCGCTCCCCGAAAGCCAAGGCCCAGGCCGAGCTGGATGCGGCGAACGAGGCCTACGCCGCCGCGCTCACTGAAAGCCGGGCCGCCCGCCGTCGTGAGGATACGCGCCGGATCGGCGCCACGATGCGCTCGCTGGAAGCCTCCAACCATCGCCGCCTTGCCGCAGAGCGGGCCTATGACGAGGCGCGGGCATGAAAGAGGACGACCTGCAAAAGGCGGTTGTCCGCTTCATCGGGATCGCCGCCCCGCAACTGCTGGTATTCCATCCAGCAAATGGCGGTTTCCGCAACGTGCGCGAGGCCGCCAAGCTGAAGGCGATGGGCGTGAGGGCTGGGGTCGCGGACCTCGCCATCACCCTGCCTGACACCCGCTCGGCCTTCATCGAACTGAAAACCAAGGCCGGGCGCCTGTCGCCACATCAGGCCGAATTCCAATCAACCTGTGACCGCCTCGGCATCCCGTATGCCGTCTGCCGCTCGATTGAAGAGGTCGCTGAGACCCTTCGCGGCTGGGGCGTCCAACTGAGAGCGAGATCACCGGAATGAACGCCCGACCCTGGACCGATGCTGAAACCAAGGCAGCAACCTCTCTCTGGAAAGAGGGTTTGAGCGCCACCGAGATCAGCCGCGTTGACGTGACCCCCGTTTCTCATCCAGCCATAACGAGAGTCCGAGGTTGATCTGGGTAGAGATTGGTTGGGTTGGCAATAGGGCGGCCTGCGCAGCCGTCAACCAGCGCAGCAGGCCGCCCGGCGTTTCCAGCAAGGGCTTGCGCGTAGGCCTGCGGCGTCAGCCAGCCGAGCTTCGAGTGCGGTCGCCGCTCATTGTAGTCACGCCGCCAGGCCTCCAGCACCGAGCGGGCATGCGGCAGGGAGCGGAACAGCGTCTCGTTCAGCAATTCGTCACGCAGGCGCCCGTTGAAGCTCTCATTGAAGCCGTTCTGCTGTGGCTTGCCTGGCGCGATGTAATGCCAGCCGACGCCGGTGTCGTCGGCCCACGCCAGGACGGCGTTCGAGGTGTATTCCGTGCCGTTGTCGCTGACGATGGTGTCGGGTCGGCCCCGCTGCCGGATGACGGCGTCCAACTCTCGCACCACCCGAGCGCCCGACAGCGAGGTGTCGGCCACCAACGCCAGGCACTCGCGGGTGCAGTTGTCGATCACCGTCAGGATGCGGAAGCGCCGCCCGTCCGTCATCTGGTCAGAGACGAAGTCCAGCGACCAGCGCTGGTTGGCCACCAGCGGCAGGTCCAGCGGTCGCCGCGTGCCCATTGCTCGCTTCCGCCCGCCGCGCCGGCGCACCGTCAGCCGTTCCTCACGATAGATCCTCTGAACCCGCTTCTTGTTGACCGCATGGCCCTCGCGCCGCAGTAGGACGTGCAGGCGGCGGTAGCCGAACCGGCGACGCTCCTGGGCGAGGGCCCTCAGCCGGTCGCGCAGGGCGCCGTCGTCCGGGCGCGTCGCCTGATAGCGTACGCTCGTCCGATCGACGCCTAGAACACGGCACGCCCGCCTTTCGCTCATCTCGTAGGCGGCTTGCAGATGACCAGCCGCCTCGCGCCAGCCGGCGGGCGTCACCACTTTTTTCCCAGCAGGTCCTTCAGGGCCACGTTGTCCAGCATCGCGTCCGCCAACATTCGCTTGAGCCGGGCGTTCTCGTCTTCAAGCGTCTTCAGCCGCCGAGCCTCCGACACGTCGAGCCCGCCGAACTTGGCCTTCCATTTGTAAAAGGTCGCCGAGCTGACCCCGTGACGCCGACACACCTCCGCCGTCGTCATGCCGGCCTCCTGCTCCCGCAGAATCCCGATGATCTGCTCTTCCGTGAACCTTGATCGCTTCATTCTGTCCGTCCTTCGTTAGGGCGGACTCTAGCTATTCTTGGAGGAGTTTCAGGGGGTCACGTCAGCGTCATCAGCAAGAAGTTCTCATACAAACGAAGCCGCAACTCCGTGATTGGCCGCCTGCATCGGATGGGCTGTGTCAGGACCGAGGCTGAGAAGCTTGAGGTCTGGAGCAGACGTAGCGCCGAGGTTGCTGGATTCAAGGCGCCGCGCGTGAAGGCGCCAGCGATCCCGAAGGCCAAGAAGGGGAAATACCCTCGCGTAAAGCCCGAAACGACCGATCGGGCCAAAGGCCTGCCAGTGGCCGAGAAGCAGACAGCGGTCAGGTTGTCGGGCGGCCCTGTCGCCTATGTCGAAAGCGGAGCCGGTGTGGATAGCCCGAACGCCCGGCCGTTTCAGGATCGTCGGCTTGGTCAATGCGCGTGGCCGCTCGGTGAGCGCGCGGCGATATCCTGCTGCAATCCTGTGGCGGGCGGCGAGGGCTTCGGCTCCAGTTACTGCCGCGGTCATCTGAAGGCCCTGTTGTCGCCGTTCCAGCCCAAGGCGGCCAAGCCGTCAGATTACGTCCGCAGCGGCGCCTCGAAGACCGCCGCGCCCCGCTCGGCCTGGGACAGCGGGAGGATCGCGGCGTGAGGCGCCTTCGCAACTCCTGCTCCACTGCGGATCGCGTGGTGCGGTCGCATGAACTCGTGGGAGCGGCCGCCAATGAGTTGAACGACGGAACTCCGGGAGGCGGTGTCCGAGCTCTTTGTTTCGCAGCATCGACCCGACTGGCGCTGGAGATCGGACGTGAGCGGGCGGGAGAGTTTTTCGAGATGCTGGCAGGCGTCTCGCGCGAAGTGGGGAAGTCAGAAGAATGAGCCGGATGGATTGGCACCCCCGCTATCACCGGGCCTTCTTGGAAGGAACGCAGCGCCTCACTCTGGAGGAGCGCGGCTGCTACACGACGATCCTGGACCTGATCTACGACCGTGGTGGCCCGATCCCCGACGATGCCCGATGGCTTGCCGGATGGATGAATTGCTCTGTTCGAAAGTGGATGGCGATCCGATCCGTTCTCATCGCGAGCGGAAAAATCACTGTCGAGGGTGAGGGTGATGAGGCTGTCATTCGCAACGAAAGAGCGGATTTCGAGCTCGACTCACAGTCGGCCCGACGCCGAGCCAACGCTAAGTCGGGGTCGAGTGGCGGTCGAAAATCTGCCGAAAAAAGAGCGAAAGCCAAAGAAAACAACGACAAAGGCCAAGCGACCGCTCAAGCGAGCCTCAAGCTAAAGACAGAGACAGAGACAGTTAGTTCCGTAGATAAATCTACGGACGCGGTTCGCGTCGTGGTTGATCACGACAAGGATGCTTGGGATCAGGCCGTTTCGATCCTCACCGACCGTGGCGCTCTCCAAGAACGGCAGGCCCGGTCGCTCTTCGGGCGATTGCTGTCAGCCAACGGCCTGGAGGCGAGGGACATGCTTCCTTCGCTGGCCTCGGCGCTCGTCAACCAGACCCAAGACCCGGCGGCCTACCTCACCAAGGCCGCTGAGAGCATCGCGAAACGACGGCACGGACCGCCCCGAGAACGGAGGGTGTCGTGGGTCTGACGGCGACGCAGAAGGCCGGTCAGGCAGGCGTCGAGATCAGGCGGGCAACGGACTACCGGACGCCATGCCCGCAGTGCTCGCCAAACCGGAAAAAGAAGAAGGACCAGTGCCTTCACGTGACGATCAAAAACGATGCGGTGCTGGTGAACTGCCACCACTGCGGATGGGGCGAAGGATATTTCAACGATGCTGGCGGAGCTGGAAAAGCGTGGACTGGACGTCGAGCTGTGCAGCCGTCTCGGCCTCGTCGCTGGTGGTGACAAGCTGACGATCGAGTTTCGGCGCAACGGCGAGGTTGTGCGTCGGAAATACCGGACCTTCGGAGCCGAGAAGAAGTTTTGGCAGGACAAGGGCGGGGTCCGCTGCCTGTGGAATGAGGACGCCCTGCGCGAGCATCCGCGCGGCCCGATCGTGATCACGGAAGGCGAGCTGGACGCCGTTGCTGCGATCCAGGCCGGATACCATCGCACGGTATCTGTGCCGGATGGCGCGCCGCCCCCTGGTGAGCGTGGCGCGGCCGATTTGGCGGAAGGGTCGAAGTACGCCTGGCTGGATGATGTGGCCGACCTGCTGACGCGGGAAAAGGCGCCTGAGATCATCATCGCGGCAGACGGTGACGAGAACGGCGCGGCTCTGCTGCAAGACCTGTCGGTGTTGTTGGGACGCTTCCGCTGCAAGTTTCTGACCTACCCGAAGGCGCGCGACCCGGAGGTGCGTGGCCGGGATCGGCTGAAAGACCTGAACGAGGTTCTGGAGGACTACGGGGTCAAGGGCGTTCAACAGACCATCGACCGGGCCGAGTGGATCAGGGTGGATGGTGTCTACCGCATGAGCCAACTTCCGCCCCTGCCGCCGCAGGTGCTGTATGAGCCGCGTTTTGAGCTGTTCCGCGAGAACTTCAAGCTGCGTCTGGGCGACTTCTCGGTCTGGACCGGGACGCCGGGTTTCGGGAAGACGACTTTCGTCAACGACCTGTTCTGCGGCATCGCCCAGGACCACGACCTGACGATTGCGTGGGCCTCGTTCGAGCAAGAGCCGCAGCGGGACCATAGGCGCAACCTGCGCAGTTGGTTTTGCTCGACCCCGGAATATCAACTGGACGCGGATCAGCTCCGGACGGCTGACCGCTGGATCGATGAGCGTCATGTGCTGCTAGTCCCCGGCGAGGACGACGACGCCTCCCTCGAATGGCTGCTGGACAAGATGGAGGTGGCGGCGGTGCGCTTCGGCGCCAGCATCTTCGTCATCGACCCGTGGAACGAGATCGAACACGCCAGAGAGCGCGACGAGACGGAGACCGAGTACATCGGTCGGGCGATCCGGCGCCTCAAACGCTTCGCCAAGGCCTTTCGGGTCCATGTCGCAGTGATCGCGCACCCGACCAAGAGCGTCAAAGACGCGGACGGCAAATACAAGATGCCGACGCTCTACGACATCAACGGCTCGGCCAATTGGTACAACAAGGCGGACATCGGAGTGATTGTTCACCGCGAGAACCAGGACGATACGATCATCAAGGTTCAGAAGTCCCGCTATCACGAAATCATCGGGCGTCCTGGAGAGGTCATCATGCAGTTCTGCAAGGATGATCGGCGGTTCCGGGAGACGGAGCGGCTGTCATGACCCTTCTCCACCACAACCTGACCCGCACCCTCTACCCGGTCCTCTGCGATCTGGTGCTGAGAGCGAACGGAGCGGGACACATGACGCCGTCCAAGGCGGGACAGTTCGCCAGCAAGCCCACGGCCCAAGCGGTCGAGGCAGTCACCAATGAGCTTAAGCGGATGATCCGCGTGGAAGACGGGAGGGCGAAGACCAATGGCTAAGCCGCCGAAGAAGGGCCGGGCCACCCGCGCCGAGATCCTGGCTGACATTGAGCGGCAGCGTCTGGAGAAGGCGGCTGCGCGCCGAGAGGCCAACAGGCTCGCCGTCACAGGGGCTGAGGTGCGCGTGGTGGAGGAGCGCGAGGAGCAGGAAGTGGGACCGGCGAAGAAGGCCTACGTCGTCCGCGCCCGCCGCGTCGATGTCTTCCAGCACCTGCTGGAGCGTCAGGCTCTGGCGCAGGACAGCTTCGACGCCGTGCGGGCATATGAGCATGACGTGTCCGTCGCCTTGGGCCACACGACGCCCGAGCGGCGCCCAGACCATATCCGCGGATCGGAGACCGGCGCACCCGGCCAGAACATCAGCCAGGCTCAGGTCGAGGCTTCCCGCCGGATGCAGTGGGTCCGTGACCGCCTGCCGCCGCGCGACTTCCGTCTGCTGGAGCACCTGCTGGTCAACGGCTCGGCCCACAAGGGGCAGTGGCGTAAGACGGTGGAGGTGATCACCGGAGAGCGCAGGGACGAGGCTCAGGCGGCTGCGGTGCGGCTGATGGCGGACAACGTGCGAGACGTGCGCCAAGCCATGCCGCGCCGAGAGGTGAAAAAGGCCGCGTGACGCAGGATGTTGTGGGCTTCGCTTTTTGTTCTCTCAACAGCTTGACGAGCCGATGCGTCGGCAGTATGGCTAATCACTAGGATGCGCCAGTTGCGCGCTCCGGGTTTGAGTGTCTTCGCTCACCTTCGCGGCAGGCTTGCTCCCCCCTCGGGCCTGCCGCGCCTTATTCGCCCGATGGGCAACACCAATCTGCGAGCGGCGGCGATACAGGGTCCAGCATTAGCTGGAGGCAGGCGCGAAACCGCTAGAGATGCGATCTGCACATCCTCGCAGACCCACAACAACACCTGCCCCGCCTCTCAACGATGCGCACCCGGCGGGTTACTCCTCGCCCCAGACCGCAGCGGACACGCAGCCACAGCCATCTGAACCCGAGCCGCAGAGCGCGCTTGGGGCGAACCTTCTTTCAACCGCGTCTTCCTCCGCTGGGCCTCGTTCGGACGGGGCAGCGTAACCACGGCTGACCTTAGGCTGAGAAAGCACCCGTGACGCGGCGGTCTCCGGGCCGGTGAATGCGGGGAAGGTCGGGCGCGTCCGAAGAGATTGGAGGCGGATCGATGGCCCGTCGCCCCGACCATCTCGCCTCCCAAGGCACCCAGCGCCTAAGGGGCCGCAGAGGCGTAGAGCAACGCAAGCGCCGCCTCGCCGCCGAGCCCCTGTGCAGGGACTGCATGGCCAAGGGGATCATCACCGCCTCGACGGTGCCCGACCACATCATCCCCCTGAGCCAGAACGGCCCAGACACCGACGACAACATCCGCTGCCTCTGCACGGCCTGCCACACCATCAGGACGAGAGAGCAGTTCGGCCAGCGTCAGGTCAGCCCGGTCGGGTTGGATGGGCGACCCCTCGACCCGACGCACCCCTGGAACCGCTAGGCCTCTTCGGTGTCTTCTCTGAACGCGGCCACTTCGCCTGGCAGTTCGAACACGTATTTCAAGAACATCTCAGTGAACAACCGAAGGGGCTTGGCGTCGTCCTCAGTAAAGTCGTCGGGATCATGAAGGGCCTCGTTGCCTTCAATCCGAACCCTATCAGCCCAAGACCACATGTCGGGCGTGATGTGGTGGTTATTGTGCAGCCACTCTAAGCGCTTGAAGAAAGTTCCCTTGGGGATGCCCTCAAACGTCTTGGTGGCGATATCGAGCGCAGATCTGTACATCGCGACAGCGGCGTTCCAGCTCTTGCGGTGGTACGCATCCTCCCCTTCGAGAAACCTCTTTCGTACCGATGGTGGAACATGTTGCGGAGCGTTGGTCACAGGCCGTTTGGGCCAGAAACCATTCACCACGTAGTCAGGTGTGACCGACCCTAAATGGTCCATGGGGGACTTGCTGTGCCCGTGCGAATGCACAAGGAAGAGCCCGACAGGAAGACGGCATGACCCGCAGGTAGCTGCTGCTGCCCACCTGCCGCCGCCTCGATCTCCTGCCCAGACAAGCGTGAAGGTTGAGAAGTCAGCAGGGCAGTGCGGACAACTCTTAACAAGGACGCTCATCGATGATCTCCTCCCAACAGGATGCTGCGGCGGCCGAAATGGCGCTTCGAAAGGTTGCGCCGTCAACTCCGGGTGAGACGGCGGTGAGAATCGTGGCCGCTTTCGACAGCATGAATGGTCGAGGTGAGCAGAGAGCGTTTGTCGCCGCAATGGCTGCGCGCCTGGCAATGAGGATGTGCGATCTGGCCTGACCCATTGGGGGGGCGGGTCAAACTCTGGAGCCTTTGTCTCGGACACCGGCAGCCAAGGTGCATTCGCACTGAAAGCAGTTTCGAACTAAAAAGTTGGGAGCACCCCCGTAGGGGGTGATGCTGCATGAACGTAGTGCCGGGGACGGGCGACATCGTGCCGGAGCCGCACTGGCGCATGCTCCTGACGGACGATCTGGAGATCGCAGCAGCGGCCGAGCACTGGCGGCGCATTTCATCGGAGATGAAGGACCGGGACATCCTGTCCCCCTCTAACGGCCATGCCGTTCAGCGCCTCGTGCTGTCCTACGTGATCTACGACCGCTGTTCGCGAGAGGTCGCGGAGAACGGCGCGGTGCTGAAGCCGAAGCGCGGCAACCCGAAAGCCATCGCCCGCCTTAGCCCGCACTTCCAGGCGATGAGGGAGGCGGCGTCGGATGCGGCAGCGCTGGAAGCCGAACTTGGCCTGTCGCCGCGCCGCCGATCGGCAGCCGCGAAGGTCGTGAAGAAGGCGCGCGCTGCGCGAGCGTCTGATGCGTATCTCCGCCCGGTCGCCAAGTGACCCCACCTCCCGCTGGGCCTCAGATGTCCTGGCGGGGCGGATCATCGCCGGGGAACTGGTCGGCCTGGCTGCGGAGCGACATCTCAGAGACCTGAAGGACGGCGCGGCGCGAGGGCTTTACTTCGACGAGGCATCCGCCCAGCGGGTCATCAACTATTTTCCTTCCTGCTTGTCGATCACGGCCGGCGCTCATGAAGGCAAGCCGTTCAATCTGCTGCCGTGGCACGTGTTCACGGTCGGCTCGCTGTTTGGGTGGAAGAAGGAGAGCGGGCGGCTCCGTTTCCGCCAAGGCTGGCTGGAGACTGGCAAGGGTCAGGCCAAGTCGCCGCTGATGGCGGGCATCGGCCTGTACATGGCCGGCTGGCACGGCGTGAAGCGCTCCGAGGTCTACGCCATCGGCCAGGACCGGGCGACGGCGAACGTGCTGTTCAAGGACGCGGTCGCCATGTGCCGCGCGAACCTTCCCGAGACGCCGGAGGACGAGACCGACAGCCTCGTCACGCGCGGCGAGGTGATCATCCGCGGCGAAGGCGACAACGCCTGGAAGATCGAGCACGCGGAGAGCGGGTCGAAGTTTCAGGCGCTGGCCAACGGCGACGCCATCTCGGGGCCCCGGCCGACGCTGGTGGCGGCCGACGAGATTCACGAGTTCAAGACAGGGGTTCCAATCGAGACCTGGCGTCGGGCCATCGCAAAGATGCCGGGCGACGCCATGATGCTGCTGGGGACCAACACCCCGGCCACCACCCAGATCGTCGGCACATCGTACAGCGACTTCTTCCAGAAGGTGCTGAAAGGCGAGGTGCGGGACGACGAGGCGTTCGCCTTCATCGCCAGGGTAGATCAGGCCGACAGGGAGAACATTTTCGACAACCCGGCCGCCTGGGTGAAGGCGCTGCCGGCGCTCGGCGTCACCTTCCCGATGGAGAACATCGAGGGCGAGGTGAACACGGCGCGGGTGCTGCTCTCGACGGCCATGTCGGTGAAGCGCCTGTACTTCGGCATCCCGACCGGCGCCGTCGACTTCTGGATCGATGAAAGCGCCTGGGCTGCGGTTCAGGGCGTTGTCGATCCGGCCGAGTTCAAGGGCTGCCCTTGCTGGGCGTCACTGGACCTGTCGCAGAAGAACGACCTGACCGCTCTGACGGTGGTCTGGCTCAAGGATGGAAAGCTCTACGCCAAGACGTGGTACTGGACCACGAAGGCTGGCCTTGAGGATCGGGCCAAGAAGGACGGCGCGCCGTACGAGGAGTGGGTCGAGGCCGGTCATCTGACGGCCGTCCCTGGCGCGGTCATCGACAAGACATTCGTCGCCCAGCAGTTGGCCGAGATCGCCGCCGAGCATGATCTGCAGTTCCTGGCCTTCGACCCGGCGGGCATCGCGGACTTCATCGCCGCCTGCGACGAGATCGGCTTTCCGGTCTGGCGTTGGCAGGGGCCAGACAAGCCGGAAGGAACCGGCCTGAAACTGATCGCTCACGCGCAGGGGACGCGCGTCGTGTTCGAAGACCGGCAGCTCTGCATGCCTCGGTCGGTCGAGCGGCTTGAGGACTCCATCCTCGACAAGACGATCACCGTCGACAGTTCGCCGTTGACCTACATGTGCGCGGGCAACGCCCAGTTGATCAGCGACGGACAGAAGAACCGGGCCTTCGACAAGAAGGCGTCGCGGGGCCGGATCGACGGCCTCGTCACCCTGGCGATGGCGACCGGCGCCGCGCTCTATGCCGAGAAGAAGGAGGCGGGATGGAACGACTACCTCGCCAGCCTGGGGGTGCCGGCTTGATGCTACGGGCGCTCTGGCCGTTCGGCGCCAAGGGCGACACCCGTGAACGGCTGTCCCTGACCGAGCAGCGCAGCCGAGTCGGAGACATAGACGCGGGCGTGCCTGTCAACGAAACGACGGTGCTGAACCTTTCGGCGGCGTGGGCCTGCGTGAACCTTCTGGCCGGGACCATCGCGTCGTTGCCGCTGATGGTCTATCGCACCGACGCCAAGGGCGACCGGACCGTGGCCAAGGACCATCCGCTCTATCGGGTTCTGCACGACAGTCCGAACCTGGACCAGACTGCGATGGACTTCTTCGAAGGCGGCGTCGCTGCCCTCGAGCTGCGCGGCAACATGCACGCGCGGATCGGCAGGCTGGGCGACCGGATCGTCAGCCTGTCACCCATCGTCAGGCCATCGGTTCGCCGCACGTCAGGGGGCACCCTGCGCTACACCTGGAGCGAGGACGGCAAGCATTACGACGAACCGGCCGAGAACATCCTGCACGTCCGTGGTTTCGGTGGATCGCCGCTCGGCGGCCTATCGACCATCGCCTTCGGACGGCAGGTCTTCGGCGTCTCATCCGCCGCGCACCTGAGCGCGGCCCGCACCTTCAGAAACGGCGCACGCCCGGGCATCATCCTGTCCTTCAAGGACTGGCTGAAGAAGGAGCAGCGCGACCCGCTTGAGAAGGCGCTGGAGGAAAAGTTCACCGGCGCTGTCAATGCCGGGCGCCCCTTTGTCGCCGAGGGCGGATCAACCGTTCAGACGCTAGGCTTCTCGCCGGAAGACACCCAGCTCTTGGCATCGCGCGGCTTCGGTGTTGAGGAGGTCTGTCGGTTCTTTGGCGTGCCGCCGCACATGGTCGGACACACCGAGAAATCGACCAGCTGGGGCACCGGCCTGAAGGACCAGACCGAAGGCTTCGTAAAGTTCGCCCTGCGCAAGCGCCTGAAGCGCATCGAGCAGGCCATCATGAAGCAGTTGCTGACCCCGGCGGACCGCGCGGCCGGCATCGTCGTCGAGTTCAATCTCGAGGGCCTGCTGCGCGGAGACAGCGAGGGGCGAGCAGCCTTCTACGAGTCCGGTCTGCGCAACGGCTGGACAACCATCAACGAAGTGCGCCGCCGTGAGGGACTGCCCCCGGTGGAAGGCGGCGACGTCCCTCGCATGCAGATGCAGAACGTCCCCATCACCATGCAGATGCCAGGCAAGCCGATTGGCGAGATGCCGGCGCTGTCGGCCGACTAGGAGGCCTCCCCAGATGCAGACCAAGGACTTCGACCTCGACCTCAAGGAGGTCGGGGATGACGGCACGTTCGCGGGCTATGGCTCGATTTTCGGCAACGCTGACAGCTACGGCGAGATCGTCGAGCCGGGTGCTTTCGCCGCCAGCCTGCGCGCGCACGCCAAGGCCAAGACCATGCCGATGATGCTGTGGCAGCACGACACCTGGCAGCCCATCGGCGTCTGGACGCTTATGGAAGAAGACCAGCGTGGCCTTCGTTGCGAGGGCCGCCTCCTCCTAGGCGTCAAACAGGCCGACGAGGCGCACATCATGCTGAAGGCAGGCGCCATCCGTGGCCTGTCGATCGGCTACCGCGAACTGGCCGCCGAGCCTGACGGCAATAACCGGCGCCTGAAGAAGCTGGACCTGCGCGAAGTCAGCATCGTGTCGTTTCCGGCGAACGACAAGGCGACCGTGACGTCCGTGAAGACGGAACGCGCCGCCGAGTTCGTGCGCCGCCTGCGCGAGGGCGAGCCGCCCAGCACCAAAGAATTCGAGGACATCCTGGGTGATCTAGGGGTCCCGAAAGCCCTGCGGGCAGGCATCGCCTCCCATGGGTACGCCAAGGCCATCCGGAGCGAGTCCGGGGGCATCGATCCAGCCGTCAAATCAGCCATGACCGACCTGCGGGCGGCGCTGGACGGCTTCCTCAATCCCCGGACCTGATGGAGACCCCAATGTCCGAAGCTCAAGAAATGGAAACCCTCGTCAAGGACCTGAAGCAGGCCGCTGACGATGTGAAGAAGGTCGCGGAGACCACCCAGACCGAGGTCAAGAACCTGGGCAAGGTGACCGAAGAGACCAAGCAGAAGGCCGACGATGCGCTGGTCAAGCACAACGAGATCAGCGAGCGCCTGTCGGTCATCGAACAGAAGATGACCCAGCCCGAAGGCCGCGACGACGAACGCCATAAGTCGGCCGGCCAGATGGTCGCCGAGAGCGACGAGCTGAAGAGCTTCATCGCCGGCGGCGGCAAGGGACGGATCAGCATCGCGGTCAAGGCGATCATCTCGTCCCTGACGACCGACGCCAACGGTTCGGCGGGCGACCTGATCGTGCCGCAGCGCGTGGACGGCATCATCACGCCCGCCCAGCGCCGCATGACCATCCGCGACCTGCTGACGCCGGGGAACACCGCCTCGAACGCCATCCAGTACGTCAAGGAAACCGGGTTCACGAACAGCGCGGCGACCGTGTCGGAAACCTCGGGAGCCACCAAGCCGCAGTCGGAGATCAAGTTCGACATCGTCACCACGCCCGTCACCACCATCGCTCACTGGGTGCTGGCGACGAAGCAGATCCTGGACGACGTGCCGCAACTTCGCTCCTACATTGACGGGCGCCTGCGCTACGGCCTGGAGTACGTCGAAGAGGGCCAGATGCTGAACGGCGGCGGCACCGGCACCGACCTGAACGGCATCTACACGCAGGCCACGCCGTACTCGGCTCCGACCACCCTGCCGGCGCCCGTGACCAGCATCGACGTTCTGCGCCTGGCGATGCTGCAGGCTTTCCTGGCCGAGTTGCCCCCGACCGGTCACGTCCTGCACCCGACCAACTGGGCCGAGATCGAGCTGGTCAAGGACACGACCGGCCGGCACATCATCGGCAACCCGGTCAACGGAGGCCCGTCCACCCTGTGGCGCCTGCCGGTGGTCGAGACCCCTGCCATGACCGTCGGCAAGTTCCTGACGGGCGCCTTCAAGCTGGGCGCGCAGATCTTCGACCGGGAAGAAGCCAACGTCGAGATCTCGACCGAGGACAGCGACAACTTCCGCAAGAACCTGGTCACGATCCGCGCCGAGGAACGTCTGGCCCTGGCCGTCTACCGCCCGGAAGCCTTCATCAAGGGCGACCTAGCTGCGGCCATCACCGCTTCGACCGCCACCGGCGGATGATGCTGAGCGCCCCGGCTTCGGCCGGGGCCTCTTTTCCCGAGCGGCCGATCAGCGGCCGTTCCGGCAAGGAGAACACCGATGAAACTCTATGCTCTCGATACCGTGCAGATCACGTCCGTGAAATCGCCCGACCCTTTGCTGGCCGGCGAGGCGTTCGAAATCGACGACGAGGCCGTCGCCAAGCAGTTGATCGACCGTGGGCTGGCCAGTGAGAAGGCGCCCGGCGAGAAGGCCGCGCCGCCGCCGAAAAACAAAGCTGAACCCGCGCCCTCCAACAAGGCCGAATCGAAGCCCCAGAACAAGGCGGACGCCTGATGCTGGACGTCGTCGTCCTCACGGTTGGCCCGCTCTTCGACCTGGCCGAGGCCAAGCAGCACCTGCGCGTCGACCATGATGACGACGACACCCTGATCGAGGGCTACGCCGATGCGGCCGTGTTGTCCTGCCTGGACTTCTGCGACCGCAAGCTGGTTCCGCAGGGCGCCGAGCCTGCGTTCAAGGCGGCAGCACTGCTGACGCTGGGCGGGCTCTACAACTCGCGGGAATCGGTCATCGCTGGCGCCACCGTGGCCCTGAACCCCACGGTCGAGGCCTTGCTGCGGTCCTACCGCATCATCCGCGTCTAAGGAGACCCGCCATGCGCGTTCGCTTCACTGAGCCCTACGATTACACGCCGAGCGAAGAGCCGCGTGTTCTGATGGCCTATTCGCCTACGGGCGGGGCGAACAGTGACGGCGAGTATACCGTGCGTCAGGAGTGCGGCGAAGCGGCCGTTGCGCAGGGCAAGGCCGTGGAACTGGCCGCGCCGAAGCGGAAGTCTGCCTACAATGCCGAAGCCTAAAGGCGCTGGCGATCTTCGCCATCGGGTCAAGTTCCAGCGGCGCGCCGAGGGCGACGACGGGTACGGTAATCCGGTTCAGGGCTGGGTCGATCTGGACATCTCGCGCGCATGCAGCCTGACCCCGACACGGGGCGGCGAAACCGTTCAGGCTGGGCGCGTCTCCGGCACGGCTTCATGGGATTGCTGGGTCCGCAATGACAGCGGTACGCGCTCTCTGCGAACTGGCGACCGCGCGGTCGATACACGTGATGCCGGTCGGACCTTCAATATCGTCTTCATCGGCGACATGGACGGGGACCGCGCCTGGCTTCTGATCCAGATGAAGTCCGGGGTGGTCGATGGCTAAAGGTGGCCTTGAAGGCGTCGAGCGTCTGGCTCGGAAGCTGGCCCGCATGACGCCGGCCGTTCGCAAGGCGGCAGGGCAGGAAGTATTCATGCAGGCCGAAGAGATGGCCGCGCAGATGAGATCGATCGCCCCGCGGGCGGATGAACCGAACGACGGCGAGAAGGTGCGCGATCATATCCACGTGGAAGAAGGCCGCCTCGGGGATGTCAGCTATGTCGTGATCAGCGACGCCAAGGATGCCAAAGGGCGCCCAAAAGCGGCCCGCGTCGAACTTGGGCACAAGGCCAGCAATGGTCGCCATGTCGAGCCCTCGCCTTCATTCTATCCCGTCGTTCGGTCCAGCCAGAAACGGGTGAAGCGTCGGATCACCGCAGCGATGCGCCGCGCGATCAAGAAGGAGGCGGGCCTATGATCGACGCCCAGCTTCCTCTCCAGGCCGCGGCCGTGGCAGCCCTGAAATCTGACCCGGCGGTTTCGGCAATCATCGCCGGCCGTGTTTTCGACCGCGCTCCGGCGGAGCCGGGGACAAGCTACATCACCCTGGGCGCCTCTCAGTCTGTTGACGACAGCGACGCCTGCCACAGCCTCGTGACCTGCTTCATGGACGTGGACTGCTGGTCTGAGGCTGTCGGCTATCCCGAGGTCAAGCGGCTAGGGGCAGTCGCCGCCAAAGCCCTGAACGCAGACCTTTCCGTCACCGGCTTCCGCATCGTCATCCGCCGTGTCGAGCGCGTGATCTACCAGCGCGAAGCAGACGGGCTGACCAGCCGGGCGATCATTCGCCTGCGCTACGACCTTCAGGCCACGGCCTGAACCAGACCCGGCATCCTGCCGGCCAAACGCCCCTAGCGGGCTTCACGATAAGGAGGGTCCGCCATGCCGGACACATACGTCGAGGTCGTCTCCGGCGAGTCGATCCTCGTGCAGATCGGCGATGGCGCCGATCCCGAAGTCTTCGCCCATGACTGCCTGATCAATGGATCGCGCGCTCTGAACATGACGGCAAACGTGACGGAGCAAACGGTGCCGAACTGCACCGATCCGTCGAAGCCCGACAAGACGGTCCGTCGCGTCGACAACACCGACAGCACCATCTCAGGCGAGGGCAAGCTGCACTCGTCGTCGACGCTGACCTGGCTGAATCGCCTCGGCACGGTGCTGAACATTCGCGTGCGGCAGGCAGGCGTTTGGCGGGTTGCGGGCGAGTACATCCTGACCGAGTTCAACATCACCGGCCAGGCGCGTGAATACGCCACGGCCTCGGTGACGCTGGTTCAGGCCGACGCCCCGACCATCAGCGCGGACGTTCCGTAATGAGTCGGGCCGCCCGCTTCACCGGCGCCTTCGGCGACGGCAAACATGACTTCCAGCTCAATATCGCCGAGTTGGAAGAGCTGCAGGAACTGACCGACGCCGGTCCGGAAGAGGTCTTTCTGCGTGTCACCGAAGGACGGTGGCGGGTGGCGGATATTCGCGAGACGCTCCGACTTGGCCTGAAGGGCGGCGGCATGGAGCCTTTGCGCGCCCGCGCGATGATCGATCGCTATGCCGCCGCCGGTGCGCTGGCCTCACACAAGACGCTGGTCTCCGCGATCCTGGCGGCGGCTATGCTCGGCGCCCCTGATGAGGAAGAAGCGTCGGGGGAGACGGAGGGGGAGAGCGACCGCTCCCCCGACGAAAGCTCCGGTTCGCAAACTTCTACGAAATCGGGGGCGCTCTCGGGTTCACGCCGCAGGAAGTCGGCCGCTGCTCCATCTGGCAACTGATGGCCGCCTATCGCGGATGGCGGAAGGCCAACGGCAGCGATGACAAGGGAGCCGCCCCGTCCGACGCTGAGTTCGAGGCGGCGGTTTCAGAGCGAGGGTGAACTAATCCTTTGGGTTGACTTCGATTTTCGATGCAATCAGGTCGTCGACGTCGTCCCAAAGCGCATCATACTGCTCGATGATCAATCCGGCAGCAGCGGCTGTTCGGCCATCTTCAGCCCAGATACTTGCATCAGTCTGCACCCCAGCAGCCATACGCCGGCCAACCATTAGGCGTTTCTTGATGTTCTGAAGGGTTGAAACCTGGATGGTCGCTCGGCCCTTCGCGCGCTCTAGAGATTTTCTGACTCCTTCGAGTCTCTCCTGCTCGCCCGCCAACCTGCCGGGGACAGACTGCACAAGTCTTTCCTGTCGCAAATCAGCATTAGATTTGAAACGGGACGGCCGGCCCTCAATCATTGCGGCCGCCTCATATTGGGCGGCGTCCTGGGTCGTGTAGGACTCAGAGAAAAAAGGCTCTCTTTCCTCGTCAGCATCGGCGAGGCAGAACTTCCACCCGCCGCTATCTGGATAGATCGTTACGCGCTTTCCCTGCACTACCGATGTCAGGTTCCCGTTTTCTGATTTGCGCCAAGCAATAGCCCTGGGTTCAGCGCTGCCAAAAAGCTTTGATAGCCAACCCATGACGTCCTCCTACTGGGCAGACTCGTGTGTGACGCCTTCACACAGGTCGTTCTCATCGAACAGGAGAGCGACGTGGTAGCCCCCAGCCTGGTTGACCATCTGCCATTGAAGTAGCGTTTTTCCATCCCCTACGGCACTGACCGATTGAGGCGGCCCCACGGCGCTGATGATTTCAGCACGAGACTTTCCGGAAAGATCGCCCAACGCCGCGAACTTTTGCTGAAGGCTTCCGATCTGGGAGCCGGCGACCATCGCGCCGATCACTCCTGCAAGCACAACCGCTCCGATCCCGATCCAAATAAATTCCACAGCGCATCCTCCTGCCAAGGCTGCGCAAGGTAGCAGCGTTTTTCGGAGGTGCCAGTGGCCGAAGAGATTGACCGCCTATTGGTCCGAGTTGAAGCCAACGCGGCGCAGTTCGAAGCGCAGATGAAGAAGATCAACAAGGCGTTGTACGGCTCGCAGTATGCGACCCAGCAGGCGCTGAAGAAGATCAAAAGCGAAACGGCCGCCGCCGCGCCGCAGATGTTCAAACCCATCGGCGACAGCTTCAAGCGCGAGATGGCAGGGCTGGCTTCCGGTCTGGCTGCGGCCTTCACCACCCAGCAGGTCATCAAGTATGCGGACGCCTATACCTCGCTCCAAAACCGCCTGAAGGCCACGGGCCTCGCAGGCGAAGCGCTCAAGCGGGTTGAAGACAGCCTGTACGAAACGGCCAACCGCAACGGCATCGCCGTGGCCGCGACCGCAGAGTTGTATCAGCGGGCTACCATGGCGCGGGACAATCTGGGCGCCAGCGAGCAGCAGCTTCTCGACTTGGTATCGGGCACCTCGGCGGCTCTGAAGGTCCAAGGCACGTCGGCCACGGAGGCTAGCGGCGCTCTGCTGCAACTGGGCCAGCTTCTGGGCGGCACGAATGTCCAAGCTCAGGAATACAACAGCCTGATCGACCAGATGCCCGTACTGCTTCAGGCGGTGGCGAACGGTTCTGATCGCTTCGGCGGGTCAATCAACAACCTGACCAAAGCCGTGAAGGACGGGAAGGTTAGCTCGCGCGAGTTCTTCAATGCAGCGCTGATCGGCCTGAGAGCGGTGGAGACCCAGGCGGGATCCGCCACGGTCACGGTCAGCTCTGCTCTGCAGACCCTGAACAACGAGCTTGGCCGGTTCGTAGGACAGACTGACGCCAGTCTTTCGATCACCGAGCGAATGGCGCAGGCGATCCTCGTCCTCGCCCGCAATCTGGACACGGTGCGGGACGCCGTGACCGTCGCCGCGACAGTCATTGGCACAACGCTCGCGTCACGGGCCATCGGAGCCGGGATCGTCAGCTTTACAGCTTTGCGAGCGCAGATTGCCTTGACGAACGTCCAGTTGATGGCGACGGCGCTGCAATCTGGCGTGGCGGCTGGCGGCATCACGCGGCTCTCGGTCGCTGGCGCTGCCGGATCCGCCTCGATGCGGGGGCTTTCCGCCGCGATGGCCTTTTTCGGTGGCCCCATTGGCCTGGCTATCACCGGTCTAGCTGCAGGCGTCGCTCTGCTTGCTGTCAACTCAGGCCGGGCCGCCCGCGAAGCGAAGGAGTTGGCGGACGAGGTTGCTCGCCAAGCACGGGAAGCGGGACTGGCTGCAGAACAGACGGCAAGCCTCAAGGGCGAGATAACGGCAACACAATCATGGGCCGCCAGTCTTACCGGAGAGGTTCACAAGCTGGCAGACGCCCACTTCCGTGCCGCGGCTGGCGCGAAAGCTCAGGCTATTGAAACTGCCCGCCTGCGTTTGGAGGAGGCCAACAAGACCCTCAGCAAAACGCAGGAGGCTTACACGCGGCGCCAGCGCAACGATCAGGGCCGGGCCGCCGCCCCTGCTAGCGCCTATGTCGACGCTTATGGCCGACCCACGGGCGAAGCATCTCTCACGGCCGCCCAACGGACAGTGAGTTCTGATGAGTTCAGAAACCTGACCGGCCAGACGGCGACCGTGCGCGCGTTGACTGAAAACCTGAACAGGATGCTCAACACGCCCTTGGAGCAATTTTCGCCCGCTGGCGGGGGTGGAGGCGTTTCTGACGGCAAGGGGAAGAAGGGCTCAAAGGCATCGGGCCCTTCGCCTGAAGAGCTTGCCCGCCAACGGGAGCTGCTATCGCTTCAGCGCCAGATTGAGTTGCTTCGAGCGCAGGGGAACGAGGACGCCGCGCGTGCCAAACAACGCGAACTCGATGTTCTCAACCTCACGAAACAACTGACGGATGCCGGCGTCTCGAATGCCCGGGAGGCTGCAAAGGCGCATGTCGGGGCGGTTGCAGCCGCAGAGGATGCGGCGAGGGGCCTGGCAATACTGTGGGAAGGTAACCAGAAGGCGTTGGACGACCTTGAAGCGGCCAATCAGCGCGCGAACGACCAACTTCTGGATCGGCTCGGCTATGAGGCCGAACTGGCTCGTCTCCGGGGCGACCCCGCTGCCATTCAGGCCAAAGAGCGTGAGCTTTGGATCGAAGAGCGGATCAATGCACTTCTGTCTCTCCGTCCAGGCCTCACCCGCGAAGCAGCGCGCGGGATTGCTGAGCAAGAGCGCGGTGGATTGGACGCCGCCGCCCGCGACGGCGAGCGCAACTATCAGGCCCGCAACATGGCGCGGGACTTCGTGGACGTGCTGGCGTCCGACAACTGGGCGGAAGCGGCTGGTCGGAAGTTCCGCGACGCCGCCTTCGACAACCTTGAAGATCTGCTCGCCACCCTGTTCTCCGGCGTCACGGGCGGCCAGGGCGGCGGAAACTCGATCGGGTCGATGATCGGATCGGCTCTCAGGAATCTGATCCCCGGCTTCTCGGCGGGTACGCGCAGCGCGCCGGGCGGCCTGTCCTACGTCCACAAGGGCGAAGTTCTAGCCAACCTGCCGAAAGGCACATCGGTCATTCCGGCCCACGCAGTCCGCGCGATGGGTGCGCTGACAAGCCAGGCGCAGTTGCGCGCGATGCCGGCGGCCCAGCCTGCCGTCGTGAAACTGGTGGTGGACGAGGGTGCGATGTTCTCCGCCCGCGTCGCCGAAGTGTCTGGACCGATCAGCGTCCAGACGACCGTGCAAGGCGTCGCCACCGTCCAGGACCAACAGCGCACGAACGCGATGCGCCGCAGACAGAGCCTCGTCGGATGATCGAACTTCCCTCCTGCCCTCCGATCAAGGAGGCGGTCCCGCGCTACGTCAGCTTCGCAGTCGATCAGGATCCGATCCTGGGCGGCCCGCAGTCGAAGGTGCTGCGCATGGGGGACCGCTGGGCCATCGACGTCGAGACCTATCCGGCCGAGTACGCCGAGCACGGAATGAAGTACCTGTCGCGGCTGGTCCGGGGCCTGAAGGAGACGGTTCGGCTGGCCTTCCCCGAGCCGGGCGTGAAGCCTCGGTCGTATGGGACGCCGGTCGTCGCCTCTAACGGGGCGTCTGGGACGTCGCTTCCGGTCAGCGGTCTGATCCCCGGTGACGTGATCAAGGAGGGGAAGTTCTTCTCCATGATCATCGGCGGCGAGTCTTACCTCTATCAGGTCGCAGTCGCGGACGTGGCCGTCAGCGCCGGCGGTACTGCGACCCTGCAGATCGAGCCGGTGCTGCGGCGCCAGCCCCCGGCCGGAACGGCCCTGGATTTCGAGCCCAAGATCGAGGGGTTCGTCCAGGGCAATGAGCAAGCCTGGAACACCAGCCGGTCGAAGTACCTGCCGTTCCGTTTCACCATCAAGGAGCGCGCCTGATGTCCATGTCTACGGCCATGCTGACCGCGCTCCAGTCCCGCAATCCGCTGCTGGTCCACCTGTTGAAGATCGAACTGCCCGGCAAGACGATCCGGCTGGTGGACGGGTCCGGCTTCGTGCTGTGGGGCGCTGAATCGTACACGGCCGAGGACGCCGATTTCGGCAAGATCGCGGGCTTCGGCGAGTTCACCGAGGCCGAGGGCACCGAGGCTCCCCGCCAGACTGTGCAACTGCTCCCGACCGGCAATGCGGCTATCGCCGCCCTGACTGCGCCCAACGCCCAAGGCTCGCCCGTCACCATCTACGCCGCCGCCATCGATCGGCAGACCGGCCAGGTCATCGGTGAACCGGACGTGCGCTTTGTCGGTGAGTTGGACGACGCCGGGTTCAACCACGCCCAGAACTCGTCGCTGCTGGAACTGGAACTGGCGACCATCTGGGAACGCCTGTTCGACGATAACGAAGGCCACCGCTGGAACGACGCCTTCTGGACCTACCTCTACGGCGCGAACGCCCGCGCGTTCCAGCACGTCACCAACGCCGGCCAGAAGCTGTTCTGGGGCTACAACGGCCCATCCTCGGGTTCGGGCGGGTCATACGGCGGCGGCAACGGCTCCATCGGCGGCGGCAACGACCACGCGAGATACGACCAGGTATGACAGAGCTAGAGCTGCGGGTGGCCGCCACGGGGGCCACCTTCGCCCGGTTTAACGGCCAGCCGTTGGTCCTAGGGTCGACGGACTGCGCCCGAATGCTGGCGTTCCACCTGAAAGGCTTCGGTTTCAAGCCGTCGCTGTTGAAGGCAGGCGCCTATTCCACGCCGGTCGGCGCGCGCCGCGCTTTGAAGAAGCTTGGCGTCTCGTCTCTGTCCGAGATCATGGATCAGCACTTCCCGCGCATCGCGCCGGCTGAAGCGCGGACGGGCGACATTCTATGCGGTCCCGGTGCGGGGGGAATGGGCGACGCTATGGCGATCCGCCTGCACCGTAATAACGCTCTCGGGTTCCTTGACGGCGTTTGCGGCGAGGTCGTGATCCACGACTACGTTGCGGCCTGGAGGGTTGTGTAATGCCGCAGCTTCTCCCCGCCGCTGCCGCTTGGGCGGCGACCGCATGGACCTCGGCCGTCACGGTGACCGCCACAGCTCTCGGGGCCGTTGGGACTGTGGGAGCGCTCGGCATGGGCGGCACCTATGCGCTGGCCGGCGCCATCGTTAAGGGCGGCGTGATGCTGGGCTTGTCCGCAGCCTCCGCGGCGCTGCTGCGTCCCAACACGCCGTCCAGCGGCACCACGCTTGACTTCAAGCCCGACCCCAAGGCCCCCATCCGTGGCGCGATGGGCTACACGGCGCTGGGCGGCAACAAGGTCTTTCAGGCGACCTGGGGCTACAAGCGTGTCGCCATGTCGCTGGGTGTGGCGCTGTCGCTCGGCCCGATCGATCAGGTTCCGCGCTTTGAGGCGGATGGCGCGACTGTCACCTTCAGCGGCCCGCAGAACGAGGCGACCGGCTTCTACGCGGCCGACATGTGGCAGCGGACGACGCTGGGCCTGCCCGGCGATGCGGCCCTGCTTCCACCGACCGGACTGAAGTACGGCAATCCCGGGCTGACCGGCTGGGGCACGCAGCACGCGGCGCCGCAGGTCTCCTTCTCCTTCTGGACGATGGTCCTGGCGAAGAACCCGGAGGACCGGGACGTCTTCACCAATGGCGTGCCTGATCCGCGCTGGATCGGTCGCTGGATGAAGCTGTGGGATCCGCGCAGGGACTCCACCTATCCGGGCGGGAGCGGCCCGCAGCGCCGTGACGACTGGCGCACGTGGGAGTGGAGCGAAAGCCCCTTTGTCCACGCGCTGGCCTGGTGCCGCGGCCACTACAAGCTGAACCTGGACGGCACGATCGACCGCACGAAGCGGATTGCGGGCATCGGGGCTCCTGACGCCGCGATCGATATCCCGGCCTTCGTCGAGGGTATGAACGTCGCCCAGGCCAACGCCTGGACGATCTCGGGCGAGTGGTCGACGTCGGACGGCAAGTTCCAGACCCTTCTGGCCATGCTCCAGGCGGGCGGCGGCGAGCCGATCAGCCGCGGCGCGCAGATCAGCGTCGTGGTCAACGCCCCGCGCGTCGCCACCTACACCTACACCCGCGACGACCTGATCGGGCAGGCCGAGATCCGCCCGCTGACGCCGCGTCGTGAGCGCAAGAACACCATCGTCCCACGCTACAAGTCGGAGGCGAACGGCTGGCAGTATGTGCCGGCGGGCGAGGTCACGTCGGACGTTTATCGCGATGAGGACCGGGGCGAGCCGCGCTCGCTGGAGATCGAATACACCCACGTCCGCAGCGCCAAGCAGGCGGGGCAGTTGGCCGCCTATGATCTGGCCAACCTACGCGAAGGGCTGACGGCGACCCTGCCGTCCAAGGTTCACCTGATGCACGTCCACCCGGGGGACTGCATCACCGTGGATGTGCCCGAGCTGGCGCTGGCCGGTCAGAAGTTCGTCGTCCGCCGCGCGACGGAGAACCACCAGGCCGCGAGCGTCACGCTGGAGCTGCGCTCCGAGAGCGACGCCAAGCACGCCTGGGCTCTGGGGCAGGCTGCGCAACCGGCGCCGTCGCCCAGCCTGTCGGCCGTCGATCCCAAGTACGTCCCTCCGCCTGTGCCGGACGACTGGACGGTTGTGCCAAAGCCGCCGGGCGACGGCGGGATCTCGCAGCCGATCGTCATCATCGAGCTGCCGATCGAGACGACGGACATCATCGCGGTCATCATCAAGCATGGCCCGAGCGCAGCAGGGCCGTGGACGGATGGCTATGAGGGCTCGCCCCGTCCAGATGGCCGGTACGAGATCGCAGGGCTGACGCCGGGGCAGGCCTACTGCTTCTCGCTCCAGTACGTGGCGAAGAACGGCGCCAATAGCGAGCCGGACATCAAGTGCGGTATCGTCGCTGGCGACCTGACGGCGGGGAACGTCATCCCGACCGCCCCGACCATCGTCGGCCTGCAAGATCAGATCACCACGGCTTTCGGCGACATCTTCGACGTGTCGGAGCTGCTGGCTGACGCTCGCACCCAACTGGACGCCCAGGGGGCCGAGATTGCCGCAGCGCGAAACGGAGAAGCGACCCTCAGCGCCCGCATTGGTGGCGTGAATCAAGCCCGCATCGACGGCGATGAGGCCAATGCTCTGGCCATCAGCGGCGTTGCGGCTCGAACGGCGAACACCGAAGCCGACATCATCGACATCGAGAACGCGCTGGCGACGGAAGTTCTGGCTCGCGCTGAGGCCGTGAACGAAGTGAGGGCGGCGTCTCGCCATCGCGACAACCTCCTGCCCAATGGTGGGTTTGAGGGCGGCGCCACAGGCATCACGGCCCGGATTATCGTCGGTGGCGTCGCCACGACCCTCGCGACGAGTGTCATTGACGGGCCGAACGGGAGGGTGCTGAGCGTCGGCCCCTACGGCCCTGGCCTCTACGTCATTGAGTGGCCGGACTTCTCGATCTACGGGAACGACGATTACACCCTGACCGGCGACGCCGCGATCTTCGGGATCGGTGCGACCGACCAGACCTACTTCGACCTACAGATGACCGGGCCGAGCGGCGAGGACCTGGGCGGGGCTGGCGACGGGGGGCAGAGCATCCTCTCCGGCCCTCGCGACTTCTCGCTCGCCAACCGCGACGGCTACGCCTTCACGACACGCACGCCTTCTGGAGCGGGACGCGCCCGCGCCCGCTACGTCGTGAACTGCGCGACGAGCCCGACCCTGATCCAGTTGCGCCAGGTCAAGGCCGAGCGTGGCGTGCTTCCTGCGACGGCGTACAGCGACGATCAGGCCGCGCGAGCGCTCTCGGCGACCGTCACCGAACAGTCCCTCGCGATTATCGACCTGGAGAACCAGCAGGCCATCGCTTCCTGGCGGATCAAGTCGGAGGCTTCTGGCAGCAAGCCTGCCATCATCGAGGCCGTATCAGCTCTGGGGGGCTCGCATGTGGCTTTCGGCGCGGAGCAGATCTACTTCGGGTGA